GAAAATGCTTTCCTTTGTTGAACCTTATGCTGGTAAATACTTTTCAAATGAATATATTCGTAGAGTAATATTACGCCAGACAGAAGAAGAAATGAAAGTAATGGATGAACAGATGGCTGAAGACCGTCAGAAGCTAGAGGCACAGCAACTTGCTTTGATGGCCCAACAACAGATTGAAAACCAGCCAGAAGGGGAAAAACAATGAACGATATTTCATATAAACTAATAAAAAATGGTCTTCAAGCTTTAGCTGAAGAAGAAGAAACTTATTTTAAAAAAAATATAGTTCAAAGTTTATCCATAAAATTAAATAACGCTATCAAAGATGTTTATACAGAATCTAAAAAAGGTTTGATGTTAAAAGAAGAAAAAACAAAAAACACAAAAGAACTTCAAACATTTTTAAAAATTTTAGATAATAGAGAAAAAATTAGATTAAAGAATGATAGCATTATAAATATTAATGAAAATGATGTCAGTGCATTGAAGGAGCTTTTTGAGCATTTAAACGCGGAAAACAGACAAAAAATGGTTGAAAGCGTATTCAATTCAGCAGCTAGCCTTCGTCAGCATATTGAATTTTACCAAAAAGCAAAAGGACTTTTCAAATGAGCAAACAAGTAAGAGAAATGATTAAAGACGTAATAGAAGAAAATGCAGTAGACTTTAAAACAAATACTTCGAAGGCTTTGTACGAAAAAGTAGGCACCAAGCTTCAACAAAGATATGTTGAACTTTCAAATGTACTTTTTAAAGTTTCAGACCAAAAGAGTAACCAATGAAATTAATAACCGAGTTAACAGAAGATATTAAGTATGTTAAGGAAAATGTCGGCAATGGAGACAAAAATTACTTCATTGAAGGCATTTTTATGCAATCCGATGTTAAAAACAGAAATGGAAGAATTTATCCAAAAAATACATTGGCCAAAGAAACTCAAAGGTATATAAATGAATATGTGCAAAAAGGTCGCGCATTGGGTGAATTGAACCATCCCACTGGACCAACTGTAAACTTGGATAGAGTTTCACACATTGTAAAAGAACTTTACGAAAATGGTAAAGATGTTTTTGGAAAAGCCAAAGTTTTAGATACCCCAATGGGAAAAATTGTAAAAAACCTTATTGATGAGGGTGCACAATTGGGCGTTTCTACCCGTGGTATGGGTTCTCTAAAATCAAAAAATGGTTATCAAGAAGTACAAGAAGATTTTATGTTGGCTGCAATCGATATTGTAGCCGATCCATCAGCACCAAACGCTTTTGTAAATGGAATTATGGAAGGCCGTGAATGGATTTTTGAAAATGGAATTTGGTCAGAACGTCAACTACAAAACGCCAGAAGACTAATTTCAAATTCCTCTTCCAAAAATTTAAACAAAAACATGGTCAACATTTTTAAGGATTTTTTCAAAAATATTTGAAATGAAATTGGATTCAGTTACAAAATCTTTTTTATTGCATGTTCTAAACGAACAAGCCCCAATGGGCGGTGGTGTAAACTTAAATCCAATGGTTAAGGATAAAAAATCTAAAAATAAATTTGATGCAGATTATTATTTTGGCCAAGACGAGCTTAAAAAAGCTTTAGAAACTACTTCTGGAAAAGAAGCAGAAGAATTTAACCAATCTTCTCCATCTTTAGAATATTTAAGCACATTGGGTATGATAAAACGAGGTTCTGGTTATTCTACGGACCCAGATGCACCAGTAGAACTTTTAACACCGGCAGCACCATTGGATAAAAGTGGAAACTGGAACGTTAAAGGTATTGGTCAACAATTATTGGGAGTTGGCACTAAAACTGGTGCTGCTGCAGCTGCTTTAAACCTTGGAATGGGAGAGTTGGGTGCAAAATTATCAACAAAACTTCCATATTTGGTAGCACTCGGCATAGATCCGTTTGATTATGCTACAAAAGTAATGGGTGTTGATTATGTTGCAGATCAGCTGAGAAAATTGCCAGCCAGACAAAAGCAGCAAATTACCTCTGGAGCGGGGTACATTAACTTATAAACTTTTATAAATAATTTAAGTTCAAGGACATATTGATATGAATAAAAACAACAAACTTTCACTATCCGATACACTAAACGAAATGGCACCTGGAGCAAATGGCGCTAGCATGTTGCCAGACGGTAAAGGCGAAGTTCTACCAACCGCAGTAGACTTTAGTTTAACTAATCGTTCTCGTTCACAAGTTCCAACTACATCAGCTGCCATGGCTTCATCAACTCCGGTTTCTGTTTCGGCACCGGTAGTTGATACAGAAGAGGAAGAAGTAGATGAAGAATCCGGTGAAAGTGAACAAGAGGAAATGGCCGAGGCTTTCAGAATTAAATTCCGTGAGTCTATTGCTTCTCTTCTTGGAGAAAACAATGCTTCCCCGGAATTGGTTTCTCAATTAGAGGCAGTTTTTGAAGCTGCAGTACAAGACAGAGTTGAAAGAAATGTTGCAACCATCTTGGAAGATGTAGATGCCAATGTTAAAAATTATCTCAGTGAAGTAACTAACGGTTTGGTTGAAAAAGTCGATGATTATCTAGAGTATGTTGTCGAAGAGTGGATGAACGACAACGCAATTGCAGTTGAACAAGGAATCAAAACTCAAATTGCTGAAAACTTTATCACTGGTTTGAAAAATCTTTTTGAGAATCACTACATTGATGTTCCTTCAGAAAAATATAATGTTCTAGATGAACTTTATGCTCAAAATAAGGAATTGGAAGAACAACTCAATGGTGCAATCAACAATAACATGCAACTTAGAAAAGAAATTTCTCTAACTGAGTGCGCAGGAATCTTTGTTGCAGAAACCAAAGATTTGGCTGATACCCAAATTGCAAAATTGCAATCTTTGATGGAAAATGTATCCTTCGAAAGTCCAGAAGAATATAGAAATAAACTAGTCACAATTAAAGAAAATTACATGAATGCTATGCGCCCAGTCGCACCAGCCCGTGTAATTACCGAAGAACAAACTTTTTCCAAAGTACCGCAAGTCCCAACTACTTTGGTTGAAGGTTACGTAAATGCTTTGGGACGTTTAAACAAGAAAATTTAAAAATTATAAATAATTTTACTTATAGGAGATACTACTAAAATGAACTTTTCTGACAACACACCTTATGACGTTTTGACCGAGAAATGGAATCCAGTTCTCGATCACGGCGCTCTTCCATCTATTCACGATGACTATCGTAAGAAAGTCACCGCTGTTCTTCTAGAAAACCAAGAACAGGCTATCCGTTCGCAAAATCTAACCGAAGACATGCAATCCAATAATCTTGGAATGCCAACCAGCTACCAAAACACTGGCGCTGTTTCTGGTTATGATCCAGTCCTAATCAGCCTAGTTCGCAGAGCAATGCCAAATCTAATGGCATATGATATCTGCGGCGTTCAACCAATGACCGCCCCAACTGGCTTGATCTTTGCCATGCGTTCCACCTACAACGGCGGTAACACATACGGCAACGCAAATTACACCGAAGCCATGTTCCAAGAGCCACAACCATCCTTCGGTGGTTCAGGTTGGACCTTGGATGCTCAAACCAGAACCCTTAAGGGTCTCTGTGGTTTTTCAGGTGGTTCTGACCCAGCTACAGTTCGTGCTGGATCGTTGGCTTCTATCCGTGGTATTCTAACCACATACGGTGAAAATATTGGAGCATCAACTGCTCTAGGTGGAACCAGTCCATACACCACATGGAATCAAATGGCATTCTCAATTGATCGTGTTGCCGTACAAGCTCGTACACGCGCTCTAAGCAGCAACTACACCATTGAGTTGGCACAAGATCTTAAGGCTGTTCACGGTCTAGATGCCGAAGCCGAGCTCGCCAATCTTCTTAGCACCGAAATTTTGGCTGAGATTAACCGCGAAATCGTTCGTACTCTATATTTTGTTGCTCGCGATGGTTCGCAACAAAATGATCTTGCTACTAAAGGCGAATACGATCTTGATCAAGATTCTGATGGCCGTTGGTCTGCCGAAAGATTCCGTGGTCTCAGTTTCCAAATTGAGCGTGAGTGCAACGCAATCGCCAAGGAAACCCGTCGTGGTAAGGGTAACTTCATCATCTGCGATAGCGATACCGCAGCTGCTCTCGCCATGTCTGGATTCATGAGCCTCAGCCCAGCAATCGCTCCTCAACTAAATGTTGATGATACCCAAAGCACCTTTGCTGGCGTACTCTCTGGCAAAATCAAGGTTTACATCGACCCATATAGCCCAGCTGGAATTAACTTCTTCGTTGCTGGTTATAAGGGCGAATCTCCTTATGATGCCGGTATTTTCTACTGCCCATACGTTCCACTACAAATGGTCAGAGCTGTTGATCCAAATACTTTCCAACCACGCATTGCGTTCAAGACTCGTTATGGAGTCGTTGCTAACCCATTTGTTCTCAATAGCAGCGGTCAACCAGACGGTGAAACCTTGACCAAGGGTTTGAATCAGTATTATCGTTTCACAGCAATCAAACACCTCCACGGCAACACCATCTAATAGGTGACCGTGTGTAATACACAAGAAGACCTCCCGAGAAATCGGGAGGTTTTTCTTTTTAAATAAATATTTCTATGGCCAGTTGTTCAAATAATATAAACCCGCTTTATAATAACTATTTCAAATTAATTTTTGGAAGAGGAACAAAACAGTTTGAATTGATGTGCCAAAGAGTAAATTTACCTGGTATATCAATTGGCGAAGCACAACAACCAACAACTTTGGGTGTTACTGTTCCATATGCGACTTTGGCCGCATCTTTTGAACCACTTAAAGTTGAATTTATAGTTGATTATAATTTAGAAAATTGGAAAAGTTTATATTCTTGGATTAGAAACATCACCAACATTCAAAACGATACAGACCACAATTTAAATTACAAACAATGGCACATTGACGCTGATTTGTATATTTTTGATCCTTTGACTTGTTCTACCAGCACTTTACAAGTAAAGTTTAAACATATAATTCCAGTTAATTTAAGTGGAATAAATTTTCAAAGCGACAACCAAGATGTTAATATTGTAAAGGCAACAGCAATGTTTAAGTATTCTTATTATACTTTGAGCCCAGATGCTGATTCAAATTTACTAGGTACTCTTTAAGTAAAATATTCACTTGGATCATCTGGCCAGCTTTCGGGCTTATTTGGGTCTCCGTCTGGTTTATAAGGCAGAGATTTCCGTTCAGGCTTCATTTTAGGACGTTTTTTGGGTGGTGGTGGGGGTTCAGGCTCTTGTGGAGAAGAATCGTTTATAACGCCTTCCTGCTCATAATTATCAGTTTCTTCTTCATCATCAGCCACAATTTCAACCCCTTCAAAATTTTCAATTAAATCATTTACAAAATTTACAAAATCTTCATTATTAAATAAATCATTTAATAGCTGCAACCCATTTTCTGGATCCATTTCTATTTCTTCGGGCGCAGATGAAATTATTGATTTTGGATCAGTTTGCATTGTTACAAAATACAAATCGTACATTTTTTCAAGATCTAAAGCGGGCTGACCCATATAGATTATTACGTCTCTTGGAACAGCTATTTCTTGACCCCTTATATTTGTCAAATAGTTTGTTAATTTTATGCATTCAACAAGATTACCCTCTGCATCTTTTTGCATAAAGTTTTCAAGTTTGGCTGGAAGCTTAATTGTTATTTTATCGGGCAAAGCCTCGCTTACGAGACCAATTACTTCTTCACCAGAAGTAAGTTTGAGAACTCTCAAAATGCCCGAGAACGAATTCTCAGGAAGTGAATCGGACATGTTAATGTCCTCCCTTCCTTAATATTTATCTTTTAAAACATCATCAAATGGCATAGAATATATTTTGTAATCAAACTTTTCCTTTTTGTAGATCTTTAATCTCTCTTCAAAGTGTTTTAGTACATGGTTTTTGTGTGATTTCCATGAAAGATCATCA